GCTTGTGTTAACTATCGTTAACCTACCCTGGGTTCTCAAGCCCAATGGATAGAAGGAACGCCAAATTCCTAAGCTGCCTCGACAGCTATCCAGCCTTAGCCGGCTAATCATCCCGGAAGGGTTGATTGTACAGACGCAGTTTTCCACCGAGTCTTGAATCTCTAGAAAAAGAGATTTTTAAAGATGGACCTGAGTTAATCAAGGTCATCTGCTCTACGTCTTCACCGACGTAGATCCAACCAGAGAAACCCCTGGTTATGCTCTTCTCAAGAGCAGCAACCGACTTCCATCGGTTTTTCCCGATTCTCGAAAGACGGGAAGACTCCGAAGGATCGGAGAGAAACTTCCAATACCTTTTGGAAGAATTCAACCAGGTGTTGAATGTCCTCGGTTCTCTCTTAGAACCGTGTTTAATGAATTTTTGGAAATTCATGACCCTCTCGACTTCTTCTGTCAAAGAAGTGAGTGGGACAAAGCCAATTCTACTGGCTTCATTTCTCAAAGATGAGAAATCATATGTGTGAACATATGGATCATCAGGCAGTTCAACCTGATACACTTCCTGTAGAAGTGTTATTACGAACGAATCGTCGTAAATTGAAGTGGAACTCACTTCACGCTTCCCCGGTATAGCCTTGGAATAAGTCTTGAATATTGACTTAAGTATCGGATTCACATCCGAACTGAAGCCGTGTTTAATACGACTGTTCAAACTTGCAAGTTCGGCAAGTTTAACGAATCTCTCAGATTCGGATTTGAGGTCTAAGATCTCAAATACGTGTCCAATATATGGCCACATAAAAGACGGCATTAAGCTGTCTACTATGGGAAGACCCATACCACCTGCACAAGGTGGGAGATATATAGGCATTTTACATGCCTGATTGCGGATTATTCCGTAAGAGAAACATCTGTCAAAGATGTTTCTAAAATAGCCTAGTACGGCTATTTTGAGATTTTTATTCTCAAAGTAATCAAGTTGATTACTCAACATCCTTCCTTTACCAAGGATGGAACTCCTGTTGTCGGAGTGTTCACGACTCATAGTCGTGAGAAGACGTGATTTGATAACGTCTACATAAAGGATAGAAGTTCCTTTATTATCTCTTGTAACAAGAGCATGATCTTCACAAAAGATCAATATCCGACAGGATATACCCTCCTTCCAGGAGAATTCCCATCCCATATCGATGGCAATTTTCCTAAAAAGGAAAATTCTCCTCAGGTCATCCCTGAGGGCGGCAACATCGTCGCCGCAGACACATATTGGGTCTCCTCTCAAGAGGTCCCTCTTGATTGGAAAATCCCAAACCCGGGATTCAACATTATAATAATAATGTGAAGAAATCTCTTCGACGAGGAGATTTTCCAAAGTTAAACTAAGGAAACTCATGGGTTCTCCCATGAATGAACCACGAAGGTTCAGAATTCCGTCAGGGAATTCTTCTTCCAGACGGGAGAATTTAGATGCCTTAAACATCTGTCTTTGACAAACAATCAAAGAACCAAAGACCCAGAATGGATGTCTTTTGGGAAGGCTTCGAAGGAAACCTGTCCACAACGCTTGTAAAATGTCAAGCGGGATTAGATCAGTTGCTGATCTATAATCTGTTGACTGACAGATTAAAGTTGCATATTTTGGTGCAACTCTCTTAAGGTACTTAAGAAAGGTCCACATTTTATTTGTAGACCTTAGGCCAATTCTGGCTCTTCCATCCCTTGAAAGGATGGGCTCAGCCATGAACCTCATGGCTCGGGTCACCATCGTGAACCAAGCTTGGTTTTTACCAAGCGGGCGAGTTTTTGCGCCCGGCTCGGCTAAACAGTCGAG